GGTTATCTTGTATGGAGAGAGTTCAATCCATTATTTGCTAGGTCGGGCAAAGCTACAGGGATTAGAATATATTAAGAACATGATAGTATTGAGGCAAAACTGTGTATAGCTCACTAAATATTTACAATCAGCCCATAACACAAGCTGCTACCACAGTTGCAAGCCCTAATGCAGCCTATCAGCGTATGGCTCAGTTTTGGGATCTGATTACAGATTTAAAGGAAGGAACATACAAGATCAGGAGTGAACATAGAAAGTATTTAAATCAAGAACCTAGAGAAACAGATGACGCTTATGATACAAGGCTTGCAAGATCAACAGTAGTCCCATATTTGCAACGTATTGAAAAGATGCTTTCTGGTATGTTGGTTAGAAAGCCAGTAAGACTTGATGATGTATCTGACTTAGTAAGGGAACAGTTGTTTGATGTTGACCTTGAAGGTAATGACCTAAACGTTTGGCTCTACAACACAGCAAGATTAGCAATTAGCTTTGGTCATGTTGGAGTATTAGTTGATGCACCAAAAGAAGGGGACAAGACCAGACCATATTGGGTGACATATACACCAAAAGATATTCTAGGTTTTAGGTCTGAGATCATAGATGGTGTAAGGCAACTCACACAGTTGCGTCTATTGGAACAGGTTGTTGAGCCAGATGGAAAGTATGGTGACAAGGTTGTTAAACAGATTAGGGTATTGGAAAGGGGTAGATATGAGATTCATAGAAAAGATGAAAAGAAGGGAGAATATAAATTGTTTGATGAGGGCGAAATGAGCCTCAAGGATAAAATTCCGTTTGCTGTCGCTTACTCTAACAGAGTTGGTTACTACGAAAGCCGCAGTCCTTTGTATGACATTGCAGAACTAAACCTAAAGCATTATCAGATACAGTCTGACTTGGACAACATCTTGCATATCAGTTCTGTTCCTATGCTTGCAGTCTTTGGTTATCCAAATGCAGATGAGATAACAACAGGCCCTAATGAGGCACTATCATTGCCACCTGAGTCACGCATGGAATATATCAGCCCCTCTGGTGATAGCTATGACAGTCAGTTCACAAGACTGAAAGATATTGCAGAACAAATCAATACATTATCACTAGCCGCAGTACTTGGACAGAAACTTGTAGGTGAGTCAGCAGAGGCTAAGAGGATAGATAGATCACAGAATGACAGCACAATGATGGTAATTGCACAGCAAATGCAAGACTTGATTGATAACTGTCTAAAGTTTCATAGCGAATATCTTAATGAACCTAATGCTGGCAGTAGCTTTGTAAACAGGGATTTTGTAAGTGCAAGACTAGAACCACAGGAGATAACATCATTACTCACATTGTTTACTGCTGGAACTATTAGTCAGGAAACATTGCTTAAGCAATTATCTACAGGAGAAGTTTTGCCAGATGATTTTGATATTGAAGAAGAGATTGAAAGTACGCAGCAGGGAGGTCTTACAGAAGTAGAACCACCAGAAGAACCTGACCCAGAACCAGAGGAGCAAGAGGAAGAATGATAGATGGATACTCCAGAGGTATTTTTTAGGGAAACTATTGATCTTAATAGGTATAGTAATTCTGTTGCAAAAAAATATGCTGTCACTTACAACGAAATAATAGTCAATGCAGCTAAACAACTAAAACAGATAGACCTCAGACAGCAAGCGGCAGATGCTGGTGTAGTAATAGCACCTCAAACAAGGAAAAGACTTAGAGCAATAATTAAACAATCTAAGGATAGTCTTGCAACATGGTCAACTAAATCTGCGATTGATTTCAAAAAAGAACTTCAAGGGGTGACGATATTACAGAAAGATTTTATTGAAAACGAATTAAAAAAGGTTACAGCATCTGGTGATGTACCTATCAACAGCGTTGCGATAAGTCCAAAGTATGCAGAGTCAGTTATTATGACTGACCCATCAAAAGTTAATATTTTTACAAGTAAAGCATTTACGGAAGATAATTTTGTTAACTTTGGATCTGGTAAATTTAGTCTTACTGCTACGCAAGGGGCTGCAATCAGGCTTCCAAATGGCACAACAGTAAGCAAAGCATTTAGGGGTTTAGCAGAATCTTCAGCAGAGAGATTAGATTTGGCTGTTAGATCAGGAGTGTTTGCTGGTGAGTCACTAGATCAGATTACTAGGAGACTTGTTGGTAGGCTTGAATTTGCAGACTTTGGCCCTTTATCTGTTAAGCAGTTGGCTCTTGCTGGAGGAGAACTTACTAAAGTAGCTAATAATCAAATTTCAACTATTGTCAGAACATCTGTTAATCAAGTTACAAATCAGGCATCACAAGCTGTCTATGCAGCAAATAAAAAGGTTGCACCAAAATATGAATATGTTGCAACGCTAGACTCTAAAACAAGTCCGATATGTCAGAGGTTAGATGGTCAGATATTTGATTACAACAAAGGCCCTACACCACCTCAACACTTTAATTGTCGATCAACTACTGTCCCTGTTGTTGACTTTGATGGTTTGCAAAAAAAATATCCAACGCTTGAAAAACCACCAGCAACTAAACTTGACACCAGACCAAGTATTACAGGAAGAGTTCCACAGGGAACACCATACGGCAACTGGCTTTTGCAACAAGATAGAAAGCTGCAAGTTAAAACTCTAGGTAATGAAGGTAAGGTAAACTTTTTTAAAAAACTTGCAAAAAGAGAAGGTTCTGGACAGGCAGCTTTGCGAAAAATGATTCGTAATGATGGAACTGAGATTTCACTTGCAAGATTAGAGCAAATTTATGGAAAGCCTAATGCAATCAAAGCAAAACCTAAACCAAAACCAACTCCTACACCTACTAAATCTTTAGCCACAGGTACTTTTGGAACAGAACAGATAGATACTTTTACTAAACAATTTGGTGGTTTAGAAGAATTTATTTCAACTAGCTTTGTTTCTCTTGAAAGTGTTGGAGGGAAAGTTGCTGCACACAGTAAAAAAATGAGAAAGTTTTTAGATAAAAGTAATATGATGAACCATTTTAATATGGCTGTTGAGAGAAATACATGGACAAAAAGCATGACAGATAAAATCCCACTTAGTGCATTTGAAAAACAATTAGCATCAACACAAAAAGCACTCAATAAATTTCCAGACACAGAGGACAACAGAAAAGCAAAAGGCTGGTTTAATATCTTGAAAAGGAGTGTTGAACAAAAAGATAAAAACGTAATAAACAGGACTTTTATAGATGTTATGCAACCTTGTTCTGGTTCTTTAGCTGGTTATACAACAACTCCATCATCTATTGTTAATACTGCACTTTTTCCAAAAGCAAAACCTGTTTTTAAAAAGGATATAAAGAAAATTCTTAAAGACTCCAAACAAAGTTTAAAAGATTATGCCTATAACGCTGCTGGAAATGTTGATTATGAACATCAATGGTTTGCTACTATGATTCATGAAATAGGTCATCAAGTACATTTTAAAGGGTCAGGAGCAGCCCCATTAGGCAGACAATTTAAAAAATTAGGCGGCAAGAGTACAATAAGTTACTACAGCGAAAAAGATAAATTTGAACTTTTTGCTGAGTCCTTTACATACTATGTTTTAGACCCTGATGGACTGTTGGAAGATGCACCACGCTTATATAATTGGGTAGAAGAAACACTTGATTCAGCACTAAGTTACTTATGACAATTAGAGAGATCATTCAAATGACAAATGATTTTCCAGAGGATAAAACAGTGCCTTTGCGACTTAAAAAAGAAATAGAAAAATTTGAGGGTAAAGAAAAACAGTTTCTTTTGCGGTTAGTTGAAGGATTAATTGTTACTGCAAGAAATCCAAATGATATTAAAATTATTAGAGAGCAATTTCCATAATGCCATTAAAAAAAGGCAAATCACAAAAGACTATTTCTGGCAACATACGTTTGCTGATGAAAGAGGGCAAGACATTAAAACAAGCACAAGCAATAGCTTTATCAACTGCTAAAAAACGCAAAAGGAAGTAATATAAAGACAGCTACTTTTATTGTCATGCCT